AGAAGCTAGTGAGGTGCGTGCATCCAGACCAAGTCAGCCAGATATTGAACTGGATAAAGTAAATAGAATAACTACACGCATTCGTAATACTAAAAAGGCAATCAAGAAAGCAAATGCTAACGCAGACAGGTTCACAATACAAGATGTTGAAAAAGCTATTGAAAAAACTGGAGGTTTTAACAAAGGCGGAATGGCCGATTACATAAAGGATTTATTATGACAAAATTATGCCCGAGAGGGAAAGCAGCAGCAAAAAGAAAATTTAAGGTATATCCAAGTGCCTATGCAAATGCATATGCATCAAAAATTTGTGCAGGTAAAATAAAAGACCCAAGTGGCACAAAAAGAAAAGATTTCAAAGGACCTAAACCAGCTAAAAAAGGTGCGATGATAAAAGCAAATGAAGGTAAAGATATTAGACAAACACCTTCTCAAAAAATTTCAGAAGCATTAAAAAGACCTGTAGGACCAAATGAAAAAATAGGTGATATCACAAAAGAGTTAAAACGCAAAAACGTCAAAGTTGATGGAACTTTACAAAAAGGGACAGTTAAACCTGGTAAAGTTGCACCTGGAAAATTTGATCTAGGCACATTAGGTAAGCCTGTGGACACTTCAAAATTTTTAGAAAGAAGAGCTAATCTTTCAAACAAAGCTGCTTTGGCTAAAAAACTTAAAGATGCATATGATAAAGTACCTTCCCCTGTAAAAAGAAAAGTAGGGTTGGGTGTACTTGGAACTACAGGTGTGATAGGAGCAGGAATCGCTGGAGCTGTATCGCTTTATGAATTAGGCAAAGCTGGTGTGGAAAGTGGTAAAAGAGTTCATACAGCTTATAAGGCAGGTAAGTATAGAGATGAAAAAAAACCAACGGCTACTTTTCAAAAAAGAAGCAAAAAGAAAGAACAAATAAGAGATCAAAAGTCAGAAAAGTTTTTGGCGGGCAAAGGTTTTAATTATGGTGGTCAGGTTGGTGGTCACGAAGTTATGGGTTCACCAATATCGGTAGATGTTGATGACGACAATCTTTCAAATTCATCAGCTATGGCTTATTACAAAGATTTAACATAATGGGTTTAAAAAAGTGGTTTTCCGAAAAGTGGGTTGATATTGGCTCACCTAAAAAGGGAGGAGGCTACAAAGAGTGTGGTCGTAAAAGTGCCAAAAGCTCAAAAAGAAAATACCCAAAATGTGTACCACAAGCTAAAGCTAATAGAATGTCAGACTCGCAAAAGAGAAGTGCGGTAAAAAGAAAAAGATCAAAAGCGCAAGGGGTTGGTGGTAAGCCTACCAATGTCAAAACCTTTGCTTCTAAGGGGATGTTGATTCAAACCTATTATAACGATATACTATGACTATGAAAAAAGATAAAAAAAGCTCATTTGGTATGTTGTCTGTCAAGGCAGGTATTGATAATAATCCAAACCCAACAAAAGCTGACAGGATTGCTGGCGCAAAAATGAAAGCAAAAAAAGCAAAAAGAGGCAAGATGTTTAGAAATGGTGGCAACGTCACCATACCTTTTATTGATTACAAACGTATTGCAGGTATGGGTTCCTCCAAACCAAAAAGTAAAAAGAAAGAAATAAAAGAAAAAAATGAAAAGGTTTCAGCTATTGTTCGTAAACCAATACCATACACATCTAAAGAAATTACAACAACACCTAAATCAGGAGCTCCTAAAGTAAAGCTTAGACCCTTTCTTCCTAAAGAAGAAGAAAAATTAAGTGCAGAATTGACAAGACGAGGAGATGCAAGAAATACTAAACCAGGCACTCAACCTAGAACTACAGGTCCTGGTGACACTAGTTCAATTATGAAAAGAACGACTAAATTATCTCCAGGACAAATAGAAAGACAAAGAAAACGTAGAAGCAGAGCACAAGTCGCTGACTTTTTTAGTGGATTACTTGATGCAATTAAACCAACAAATATTCCACCAATCTATGAAAATATTGCTGCACCATACAAAAGAAAAAAAGGCGGACCATTAGGTGTTAAATTAGCAAAAGGTGGTTTTAAAAAGAAAACACCAATTTATTAGAGATGTATTATGGCAACATCAGGAACCACAGCATTTGATCTCGATATCGATGATATCATACAGGAAGCATATGAAAGATGTGCTGCAAGAACTAACAGTGGGTATGAGTTAAAATCGGCAAGACGAAGTTTAAATATTCTTTTTTCAGAATGGGGAAACCGAGGACTGCATCTTTGGAAAGTAGAATTGAACGAACAAGCTCTGACGAGCGGGACGGCGACATACACAGCACCGACAAATGCGAACGACATACTTGAAGCTTATGTAAGCACAACATCTGGTCAGACTACAGGAACTAATGATGTATCTTTGACTAAGATTAGCAGAAGTGAATATGCTGCTTTACCAAACAAAGGCTCTACAGGACAACCTAGTCAATATTATGTGGATAGGCAAAAAACACCCACAATAACATTATATCAAACACCTGATGCGTCTACTTTCACACATTTAAAATATTACTACCTAAAAAGAATTGAAGATGCGGGAGCATACACTAACCAAAGTGACGTTGTGTTTCGCTTCATACCTTGTATGGTTGCTGGTTTAGCATATTACTTATCAATGAAATATAACCCACAAATGACACAACAAAACAAACTAATATACGAAGATGAGCTTTCAAGAGCTTTAAACGAAGACGGACAGAGAACATCTGTGTATATAACACCACAAACTTATTACCCTGGAGGAGTGTAATTATGAAAGCAATGCGTTTAATAAAAAGACAAACAGGTGGATATATGTCAGCCTTAGAACAAACACGACCAGATTTATTTAAAACAATTTCAAATTACAGGTCAAGACTTTCAGCACCAGAACAACAAACATTTGATCAAAGAGCAAACATTCAATATAAAGCTAGTCTAAATATGCCTGAACCAATGAGAAAAAGTTATTACGCATCAATTGATAAACAATTTGCAGAACCCAATGATCAACAGTTTAGAACTGTACAAGAAAGTCTTAAATCAAAAACATTTGTACCGACTTATCAATATTATGATCCGTCAAAAACTCAAACAAGACACACAGGTTATTACAGGGATTTATCAAAAGAGATAGAGGAAGCAGAAAAAGCAATGAAAAATTTAACGATAACTGAAAAGCAAACAAAAACAAGAACACCTTATACTTTGACGAGAAGTAGTTCAGGTGCTGGTCTTGCTGGATATACACCCCCACCTCCATCAAAACCTGTTTATGAATTACCTAAAGAGTACAATAGAGAGTTTAAAACTTCTGGTGGACCTTATAATACAGGTGGAGGACAAACAGCTTATGGTTCAAATGCTCCTGGGCAAAACACTGGTCCTTATAACACATATCAACCAAGAGATTATTATGTTAAAGGCGCACCGGAAAAATACACAGTTAACGTAAATAGAGCTCAAAGAGCAGGTGACCCAGAATACGACAGACAGTTTGCTGCATTAGAGAGATTGAAAACAAGACATTCTTACAGAAATATGCCCTCACCTAATCAGACACAAGGTACTACAACTGCACAAAATGTTTACCAGAAATTAGGTATGGCAAAATCTGGTGGTTTAAAAGAAGATATACAAAAAATAAAAAGTAAAGGTTTTAGTGCGGGTGGTAAAGCTGCTATTAGAGGAACAAGATTTAAAGGTGTGTTTTAATGGCTTATGCTAGAGGTAAAAATTCAAAAGCTATATCAGACAGGTCAGGTATGGAGTTTCCATATGTTGAAATGGTTAAAGAATGGAATGGGTCTTTTGTTCATAAATCAGAATTTGAGGCTAAACACCCACAGATAAGAAGAAAGCATATAAAAGCTGATGCAATTGCTTTATTCAATGCACGACCTCAAAAACCTGTGCCTACAATAGTTGATTTAAATCCTTCATTGTTTTTTAACCCAAACCCAAACTCTTTAGTACCACCATCTACACCTGATGAACAGAATAGAAGAAGACAATTAAATATGTCTGTAGGAAGTGTTATTACAAGTGGCTTAACAATAACTCAAACTTTTGTTGTGACTGTTGTTGGAGGTAATCCTTCAAATCACCCTTACCATAATTTTGGTTCTAGTAACAAATTTGCTATTGGTGGATCTACTGCCACTGCTGATGTTACACTTACTGTTGAAGAAGGCAAAACATATCGTTTTGACCAAAGTGATTCATCAAATGACAACCACCCTTTAAAAATTAGTGTTACACCAAATGGTACGCACGGAGGAGGGTCTGAGTATACTACCGGAGTAACTTTTAATGGTGTGCCTGGACAAAGTGGTGCTTACACACAAATAACTGTAGCAGTAGGAGCCCCTACGCTCTACTACTACTGCCAGAATCACAGTGGAATGGGCTGGCAAATTAATACTTAGGAATCAATATGGCTATAACTTATTCAGATTTTTTAACACAAGTTCGTAATTACACAGAGGTAGATAACAATGTTTTAACAGATGTGCTTTTAGATCAATTTATTAGAAACACTGAATTAGACATAGCTGGTAAAGTAGATTTTGACGATTTAAGAAAATATGCAACATCAACCACTAATACGAACTCTAAGTTTATTTTGTTACCAGATGACCTAATCTATTTAAGATCAGTAGAGTCAATAATATCTGGAGCATCAACTTATTTAGAGAAAAGAGATACAAGTTTTATTACTGAGTTCAACAGAGAAGGTACGACAGGAAATCCAAAGTATTATGCTAATTGGAATGAAAGTACAATCATTCTAGCACCTACACCAGCTGTGGATACAATTACAATCCAAATAAATTATATTATTGATCCACCACATTTTACAGCTACTAACACAACTTACATATCTACTTACCAAGAAGCATTACTTTTAAATGGTGTTTTAGTTGAATGTTTCCGTTTTCTAAAAGGACCCCAAGACCTATACAAAGTATACTTTGACAAGTATAATGAAGAAGTACAAGCATTTGCTCTACAACAAATGGGGCAAAGAAGAAGAGGGCAATATGAAGATGGTGTACCCAGGATTCCGATTACTTCTACTTCAGCTTAAGTTTAATTTTATAGGAGATATATAATGGCCATTACTACATCTGCTATCTGTAATTCATTTAAAAAAGAATTATTAGAGGCAAAACACGATTTTACTCAAACATCTGGTGATCAATTTAAAATATCATTGTACACTAGCTCAGCTACTTTGGGTAAATCAACTACAAGTTTTACAACTGACAATGAAGTTTCTGCGAGCGGGCAATATGCTTCTGGTGGAGGTAAACTAGCAAAAGGTTCACAAAATACTTCAGTTGCTACAAATACAGCAATTGTTGATTTTGCAGACAGATCGTTTACTGGTGTTACACTAACTGCAAGAGGTGCTTTAATTTATAACTCATCAAACAGTAACACTGCTGTTGCTTGTTTAGACTTTGGTGGTGATAAATCTGCGACATCTGGAACTTTTACAATACAGTTTCCTGCTTTTACAACATCAGCTGCTATTATTAGAATAGCCTAAGGTAAGCTATGTCTAGCA